TTGTCACGAAATATTTGTGTCCATGCTGATGCCATTACAGCAACGACACGCTCTTCATCTTCCCTTCTATCTTTCAATTGCCAAACTTTCCAGACTGCATGGTTCATTTCATGTAGAATAGTGTCAACCAATGACGGTCCTGACAAGTTCTTTTCAATTCTTATTCGACAGTTCAAATAACTAAAGTCTCCGAAAAGTTCTTCGTTTAGTGGAACATATTCTATATTAAAATCAAGGGCAGAAATCTTTATTTTAGTTGGTCGTTCAATGTTTGGTATTTTATTTTTTTTGTTTGCCATTTTTTATACCTTTTTCTAATTTACTAATAGGTAGATTATAACAGTCTGCTTTTACAACAAAGCCATTGTCAGGGTCCAAGGTTCCTTTTTTCATAAACTTTGCGTTTTTATAGAATTTCTTTTTTGGAATAACCCCTAAAAACCAACCACAAGTTCTGCTATCATGTACTCTTACAAAACAATAATAATCACATTTTTGTTCTGTGTTTGTGGCGGCAACACTACACTCGTAGTACTCTTTTGGCTCTACAGAAGTTCGTTTGGTCTTTACTTCAATGGTCACCCCATTGTCAAGCAGCAAATCGTAATCTATATTATACTGTTTGCTGTTGTTTTGCTTTGTTCCACCTAAAACAGCACAGGCTATTTCTTCTCCTAGATAGCCTATTGCATTGCCCTTGCCTCTAGTTATGCTGTTGTACAGTCTGCCCGTAGCATTCGCATTGCGGGTGGCCCGCTGTTTCATTGCTGTAGTTATTTCTACTTTGATCATGGGATTGAATAATAAAAATATGACAAAATACCAGCCGTATAAATAGCTAAAATACCTGCATTAACAACAATCAACGCCCTATCAAACCATAGTAGTCCAACAATAAGCCAAAGTATAGTTCCAATTAACAAAGTAAATATATTGTATGGCTCAATATCAAAAGCGTTAAGAGAAGCGCCAAGTATGACAAATAATGTTGCTGCCCATTTGACATACCAACTTAAATCATGTATTGGTGTTACTTTTTTAATTTCCATTACTTTATCCTTTACAAATAATTCAGTGAGTGCCACCCTCATTCCCACTAAGCAACCAGCCTCATTTTACTAGCACCCTTCTATTACGACATGCCATAGATAGCACTACAAGTTTTTTCAGTCAAGGGGTTGACGAACTGTTTTTTGATGTGTAAGATGCTTCCGCCCCGGAAGGGGTTAAACCTATATACACCTCACTGGGATTGGCATAATGGAGTGGAAAAACTATAGAATACACTGCCACGATGAACTGCCTTACATTGGTAGTGGGCATCGTACTGTCATGGCAAAGGTTGGACGTAAGTGGGTAAGAGTAAAAAGTAGGGTACATGAAAACTCTTGGCCCTCTAAGATTAAACTAAAAACATGGAATGTTATTCTAGTTAAGGAATTGGAGTAAATGAAACACCAAAGAAAAGACAAAGAAAAAGGAAAGTACAGGAACAGAAATGAGTTTGCTCATGAATTAGAAGAGCGTAAGTACCACCAACGTGTCATCAAAATGCGGAAAAAAGAACTTGAAGAAAATCTTTTTGATAAAGAAACGGAAGAATATTTAGATGAACTCAACATCAGAATCCGCTAATCAAGATTTGCTTGAAGAGGCGGCATCTATTGGACGGTTAAGGACGGACTGTCCTGTTTGTAATGGAATAAATACTTTTTCTGCAACTTATTTACCTAACAGTTTTCAGGTTATTTACAATTGTTTCAAAGCAGATTGTGACAATCGTGGTGTGGTTTTTGTTGGGTTACAAAAAAATTCTAATCTTGAGCATCTGTTCTCTTCACCAAGGCAAAAAGCTTGTGTTAAAAGTAGAGAACAAAAAGAATTTGTTGGCATGAACAATTTCATCGAAGTTGAATACAGCCAAGATGCTATTAATTATCTAAAGAAGGTGCAGTGTTATGATATGCACAAGAACAAACATATAAAAGTAAAATACGATTTGAAACTAAATCGTGTAGTGTTTTTGGTACCTGACATGAAAGAACAGCACAAAACTGTAAGTGCTGTTGGTAGAACCCTCGACAGTAAAGGAACGCCGAAGTGGTACAAATACACAGACCAGACATGTGAGTATGTGATTGGCTCTGGAAGCATTGCGGTGTTGTGTGAGGACATACCTTCTGCCTGTGTTGTTTCAACGCTCGACAACCATGTTGGTATTGGATTGACGGGAACGTCTGTCTCTGATGCTGTCGAGCAACACTTGATTGACACAAAGTATGCTAAAGTACTGATTTGTTTGGATAAAGATGCTGCCTTGAAAGGCATTTCAATTTGTGATAGACTCAAGAGTAAGGTGTCTGGTGTCAGTGTTTTGTTTCCAGATATGGATATCAAAAACATGACAGAAGAATACCTTGATAACTTTTTTAATCCTACTATGGAGGATGTAATTTAATGGCAAAGAAGAAATCAGGAATTGGTAGTAATACTTTTGAACCAAGGAAGAAAAAGAAGAGAAGGTATAATGCACCGCCGTTGCATCATCGAAAGAAGCTAACGCCCTCTCAGTCTCGCATGAAAAGGAATGGCTCTCTATAAATGGAAAACATCGAACTCAATCTTCTATCCTCCATGTTGCATAAAAAGCACTGGGAGAAAACAAAAAACTTTATAACACCTCAAATGTTTCCAAAAGAATGGCGCTCTATTGCACAGGCTATTGGAGAAGCACACGTTAAGTATGACGCTATTGAAGCACTGGACGCAGCAGCATTACAGGCAATGCATAGTATGCTGTTTCCGGCAACATCCGATGGTAAGAATGAAACCATAGTGGGCTTAATTACTAGCCTTTGTGGTGTTCCTCAAATGAACGAGGACTTGGCTCATGACTATGCTAAGATGTTTTGGCAGCGCACCATCGCAAAACAGATTGGTGAAAAGGCAGTACAATTCTGGGTTGGCGATGATGACAACGCATTCTCAGACATTGCAAAGCTGATGGATCGTGTGACTAGCAACACGATGGATGGGCATGAAACATTCACTATCGTTCATGAGTCATTTGATGAATTAATTGAAACAGCGAATACACCACCAGAATTTCTGTTTGGTATTCATACACTCGAAGAACACCTCCCCGGCATGAACAGGGGGGATTTTGGTATTATCTTTGCCAGACCAGAGGTAGGAAAAACAAGTTTTTGCTCCCACCTCGTATCGACGTATTTGTCTCAAGGCAAAAAGGTTCACTACTGGGCAAACGAAGAGTTAGCGAAAAAGGTCAAGCTACGCATCACAACAGCGTACTTTGATACAAACAAATATAACCTTGTTGACAACAGAGAAAATTACAAAGAAGAATACGACCGAACGATTGGTAATAACCTTGTTGTTATTGATTCAGTTGGTACTGATATTGCTGAGATAAATAATTTTACAACTCTTAACAAACCCGATGTTGTTTTCATTGACCAGCTTGACAAAGTAAAGATCAATGGTGATTTTGGTCGTGGGGACGAGCGGCTAAAGGAACTTTACGTTATGGGCCGTGAATTGGCGAAGAGAAACGACTGTCTTGTTTGGGCTGTCTCTCAGGCCAGCTACGAGGCTCATCAGCGTGAGATCATTGATTTTGCGATGATGGACAACAGTAGAACAGGCAAGGCAGGTGAAGCTGATGTTATTCTCGGTATCGGTCGTGGGCTAGGTGTTGATGATAATACTAGGTTCTTGACTATTAGTAAGAACAAGGTAAATGGTTGGCATGGAACAGCACATGCTTTCCTTAACATTGAAACCGGTAGGTACTACGTATGATTACTTGTTTGGATATCGAAAATACGTTTACAGACAAGAACTCAGCACCCTACGACGGTGAAAACCAGCTTGTTTCCGTTGGTTACAAAACAAACACCGGAGAAGAAAATTATCTTTGTTTCTACCACTGTCAAAAAACACCCACCAAAAATAACTTTGATATTCTGCAAGATGTACTCAACAGGACCGACCTGTTGATTGGTCATAACATTAAGTACGATTTGCAGTGGTTGCTGTACTGTGGCTTCAAGTATGAAGGCTCTCTATGGGATACGATGGGAGTTGAGTACTTGCTTGCCAGAGGTATGGCACGGGAACTTAGCCTAGATGCTTCATGCAAGCGTAGGAAGGTACAGCAGAAAAAGGCAGGGCTTGTTAACGGGTGGGAAAAACAGCCAGATGAAATGGATTGGGCTGTACTTGAAGAGTACGGCAGACAGGATGTTGCATCCACCTTCGATTTAGCCTATGCTCAATCAGAGTTATTAGAAGTCAATATAGAGGAATGGCGATGATGGAGCCAGTTACCCGCCTGCACATGGAAGTTTGCAGGGTTCTTTGTGATGTTGAAACGCACGGGATTAAGATTGATACTGATAAACTATCAGTCATTGAAAAACAATTTAAGGAAGAATACAAGCAACTGGAGGCAGACTTAGACCGCATTGTCAAGAACTTGTGTGGTGACACTCCAATTAATCTTGCATCCGCAGAGGATAAGTCCAAGTTCTTTTATTCTGTTGTTGTCAAGGATAAAAAAAGATGGAAAAACATTTTTGATCTTGGAACTGAATTGCGTGACGGTAAGCGCAGAAAAAAGTTTGTCAGGACGACAACGACAAGAAACTTTATTATGCATTATCGCCCCAAAGTTAGGCCGTTTATGAAAACGCAACAGCACAATTGCGGGAACTGCGGTGGCCGTGGGACTGTTGAGTATGTACGTAAGGATGGAACCTACGGCATTCCAAGAAAATGCAAACAGTGCTTTGGCAGGGGCAACATCTATCATGAAACGAAGGAGGTGGCTGGTCTTGGACTACGACCAGAGAACGAGAAAGACCTGTCGGTTCATGGTTTCAAGACGGATGTCAACACTATCAAGAGCAAGCTGTTACAGGTAACAGGCGTAAAAAGAGAGTTTTTAGAGAAGTATATGAGGTATAATGCTCTAGCAACATACCTCAATACTTTTATTAAAAACATCAAGAATAATACAAACCGCTACGGGTACATTCATCCTCAGTTTATGCAATGTATCACAGCAACTGGTAGGCTTTCTTCTCGTAACCCAAACTTCCAGAACATGCCTCGCAGTGGTACATTCCCTGTTCGTGCTGCCATTGTGAGTAGGTTCGAGGGAGGAAAGATACTCGAAGGAGATTACAGTCAGCTTGAATTTCGTGTTGCTGCCTTTTTGTCACAGGATGAACAGGCCAAGCAAGATGTACTCGATAAGGTCGATGTGCATTCATACACAGCACAAATTATTGGTGTTTCTCGCCAAGATGCAAAGGCGCATACGTTCAAGCCACTATATGGCGGAAAGACAGGCACTGAGGCAGAGCGACGCTACTACACCGCGTTTCTGGAGAAGTATTCTGGTGTTGCAAAATGGCAACAAGAATTGTGTAATGAAGCATTAGTAAGAAAAAAGGTTGTGTTACCTTCCACAAGAGAGTATATGTTCCCGAATGTTCGTAAATACCCCGGAGGAGGATACTCTAATTCTACACAGATTAAAAACTACCCTGTTCAGGGTTTTGCTACTGCTGACTTGCTTCCTATTGCTTTAGTGTCACTGCACAAAAAAATTAAGAAGGCAGGAATAAAAAGCTTGATCTGCAACACGGTTCATGATAGTATTGTTATGGATGTTCACCCTGATGAAGAGGAGATTTGTGTTGAACTTATGAAAGAAGCTATGTTGTCTCTAAAAGAGGAGTGTAAATCAAGATTTAACATTGACTACAATGTTCCTGTTGGTATAGAGTTAAAAATTGGATGTAATTGGTCAGACCTACAAGAGGTCTGCAAAGATGAAAGGGTTTAATACATGGGTAATTTAGCTATTGTTGAGACAGAAAATCTGTCTGATTTAGTTACAGCAGACAAGCTTGATAATGCGGCAATCATGCAAATGATTGGGCAAAAGAGCAAGGACGATGGTGCTTCACTTGAGTTCATGCCGAAGCTGTCCATTGAACACAACACTGAGGACGAAGAAGGCAACAGCCTACCGAGAGGCCAGTGGAAATTCAAAGATAGTGCGGGAAATGTCTGCTACGCTAAGGAGGTCACTTTTAGGCCATACATTCGTAGGTACATGTACAGTATTTGGGATAATGCTGAACGCACTTATTCCAGTATGTCTGTGCAGGCGGCATCTTTTGGTGATGACTTCTTTGACACTACTGGTGGGCTTCGCTGTGGAAAGCTGGGCAAGAAGGAACTGGAAATGTTGTCTCCAGAAGACCCAGAGCGCACACTACAAGCTGGTATCAAGTGTTCACAAGTTATCTACGGGACTGTTACCAGTGATGAAGTGGAAGAGCCAGTGCCGACTATTTGGTATGCACGAGGGAGCAACTTCATGCCTGCTTCCGAGTGGATCAAGGCGCTGGAAAAGCAGGGTAAGCTGTTGTTCAATACCCGTGCGTCATTGACGACACTGCGTCAAAAGTACGGCGGCAACATCTACTACAAGGCTAAGATTGACGTTAAGGACTATGTAGAGTTTGCCCCAGCAGAGGATGTTCCTCTACTTGAAAAGTTCATGACTGAGATCAACAATCACAACTCTTACGTCGAACAGTCGTATAAGGAGGCTCGTGGTGCAGTTGAAGATGCACAGCTTGTTGATATTTTAGAGTCAGATGAATAATCTGATTAAAGAATATCTGCAACTGTACTTGCAGCAGGTAATTTCGGGGGAGAGGAAACTTTCCCCCGAGGTTATCTCTAGATTTGGTGAAGAATGTTCAAGCGCCATTGAGAAACAGTTCAACAGAAATGCAAAGCCGGAAAAGTGGCGTCCTCGTATGTCGGGACTTGGCAAACCACTGTGTCAGCAACAGCTTGAGCGTGATGGCGTCAAAGTTGAAAAAAAGATGGAGTACAACTCTATAAATAGATTTTTGTTTGGT